AGTATGAAGAATTCCTTAGAAATTGGATAACAGTTGAAAATAAGGATAAATGGAAAGCTAATGTAATTGGGCAAGTTAAATCCTGGCTTGACAGTGGACTGAAGCCTAGAGCTGTTACTAGAGATTTAGACTGGGGCATTCCTGTTAAAGTTGATGGTGATGACGGAAAAGTATTATATGTTTGGTTTGAAGCTCCTATTGGATATATTTCATCCACTAAAGAATGGGCTAAAAATAATACGTGGTATGGTAACGATGAAGTAATGACAAATGCAGCACAAACAATACATGCAAATGTTATTACGGAGGGTATTGAAGTTGATAGTGATGAGTATTATAATGAAATCAATGCAAGACTAAGGAAATATTTTCCTGGTCAATTTGCATCGGATGAAGATGAATAGCCTAAAAAAGAGCAACGAAAACCCGTCCAAACAGTTGCCTCTGCTGGTCGTCAACAAGAAGGACGCAGAACTGTGAAACTCACGGCCTCACAGGTGGCTATAGCTAAAAGATTAAACGTGCCACTAGAAGAATACGCTAAATACGTGAAGGAGGAAAAATGAGCGATACAATAAAAAGAACTTCACGCGGGTCTGAGGAAAGAGCCAAAAATACGGCTAAAAAACCTTGGGCACCACCATCGAGTTTGGATGCACCACCTGCGCCAAGCGGCTTTGTTCAGAGATGGATAAGAGTCGAAACTATGGGGTTTCAAGATACATCAAATGTGTCTAAGAAACTCAGAGAAGGATGGGAATTTGTTAGAGCTGAATCTTTAAAAGAAGAAATCGGCGACAACCAATATCCTATCATTGCCCAAGGGCAGTACGCGGGGTTAATCGGAACTCAAGGCCTTGTGCTGGCAAGGATACCTGAAGAGATTGCACAATCACGTGCTGATTATTTTAGAAAAATATCAGCAGATCAAATGACGGCGATTGATAACGATCTTATGAAGGAGCAGCGACCTGGAATGCCTATCAATATAGATAGACAAACTAGGGTAACTTTTGGTGGTGGACGTAAACAATAATATTTTTGTTATAGTCAACCATCTATATTTGTAAAAAATAAAAGGAGAAAAAAACTATGGCTAATGTAGCTGAAAAATATGGTCTTAGACCAGTACGTAAGTTAGATGGCTCTCCATTTATTAATGCACAAAACAGATATAGAATTGCAGCAAACTACGGTACTCCGATTTTCCAAGGTGACTTGGTAAAACCTGTAACAGGTGGCGGTATTGAGAGAGCTGTTGCAAATACTTCTGATCTTGTAATTGGTGTATTTAATGGAGTGTACTACACAGACCCGACTACTCAGAAGCCGACTTGGAAAAATTACTATCCAGGAACTGTTAACGCGAGCGATATTATGGCAACCGTTATTGATGATCCGAATGTAGTTTTCTCAATCGATGCTGATGGAGCGTTTGCGGTAGCGGACATCTATAAAAACTTTGCAATAACAAATGTAACAGGAAACACTGCAACTGGTATTTCTAAAGTTCAATTGGATTTTAGTGTATCGGGTTTAACAACAAGTGGAACTGTTCTTACAGCAATAGATATATCTCAAGATGTATCAAATGATACTGCTGGAAGCGCGAATGTGGATGTGTTAGTTAGAATTAACAATCACTTCTACAGTCAAGGCACAGGCTTATAATAGAATAGGAGAATAAATTATGGCAATATCACGATCACAACTAGTTAAAGAACTAGAGCCAGGATTGAATGCACTATTCGGCCTGGAATACAATAGATACGATAACGAGCATGCAGAAATCTTCATGACAGAAGCATCTGACAGAGCTTTTGAAGAAGAAGTAATGCTTTCAGGTTTTGGCGCTGCGGCGACTAAAAACGAAGGTGCTATGGTAACTTTTGACCAAGCAACTGAAGCATACACTTCAAGATACACACACGAGACAATTGCTCTTGCGTTTGCTATCACTGAAGAAGCTATTGAAGATAACTTGTATGACAGATTAGCGGGAAGATACACAAGAGCTCTTGCAAGATCTATGGCACACACTAAACAAGTGAAAGCTGCTACAGTTCTAAACAACGCTTTTGATGTAGCTAACGGCGGTGACGGTAAAGCACTTTGTGCTAATGATCACCCATTAGCAAATGGTGGAACATTCAGAAATGAATTAAATACACCTGCTGATTTAAACGAAACATCACTTGAGCAGTCTTTAATAGACATTGCTGCGTTTGTTGACGAAAGAGGATTAAAAATCGCTCTTCAAGGTAGAAAATTAATAATTCCAAAAGAATTACAATTTACTGCTGAAAGATTGATGAAAACTCCTCAAAGAGTTGGAACTGCAGACAATGACATTAACGCTATCATGAATATGGGAATGATTCCTGAAGGTTACAGAGTTAACCACTTCTTAACTGACACAGATGCATTCTTCATTATGACTGATGCGCCTAATGGCTTAAAGCACTTTGTAAGATCGCCAATCAAAACAGCGATTGAAGGTGACTTCGACACTGGAAACGTTAGATTCAAAGCTAGAGAAAGATACAGCTTCGGCTTCTCTGACCCTAGAGGAATCTTCGGATCTCCAGGTGCTGCG